TTTTATCTGTTTGTAGAGTTTTAATAGGCTCGGCAGTTGATAAAATGTCATCTATTGAATTAAGGAGAGACATATTATTGTATGCAAAAAATAATCCTGAAGACTTTATTGATACCTTAAATGATCCTATGTTGGAAATGCAAGACAATGTTTATCAGTTTTTCAATAAAGACTTTTTAAGGTTTAAAAATAAATCTAAAGATGTATATTTTAATTTACCAAAAAATAAAAAGAAACTACTAACTGTTCCTTTTGGTGAAGACCCATATTTTATTGTGGCCTCACACTTCCAAAGTGATGATGGTATAGAGTTGTATAAGCTGTTATTAAACCGCTTAGATATTGATAAAAAATAATACTATCTTTGTAGTATTGTTTAACCCATAAAATTATTATTAAAATGGCAAAATTTTTATCAATCCCTGTAACTGACGAGCAAAAACAATTAGTTAGTGCTGATGGCATTATTCTTTTAGAACAAGCGTCTACAACTACTGTTGTTATAACTTATGCATCTGCTAAAGCTGTAACCGTAACACATGCAGCATCTGCTGCTGGTTCAGAGGAAGTACGAGATTATCTTCAAGATTCTATTGTATTTGCTCAACAACAACCTTGGCATCAAGTTAAGTATGAATGTGATGCATTACCTAAAGCGGTAAGTGGTATCGTAGTAGCTTAATTTAAAGCTCAGAATTATTTAGTGAAAGGGGGTAAAAAATTTACCCTCTTTTTTTTTTAGTATCTTTGTGGAAACACATTTCACATGATTAATGAAGTTAGAAACACAGTATTGGCCATAGCTAACAAAAACAACTATGGCTACATTTCGCCAGGTGATTTTAATTTGTATTGCGAACAAGCACAACTCGATATATTTGAAGATTATTTCTACCAATATAATAGTTGGCTTAATAAAGAAAATGCAAGGATTTCTGGTACTGGATATGCAAACATAGTAAAAGGTTTAGAGGAGGTTATAGATAGTTTTTCTACACAAGTATTTTTAGATCAAACTGTAGCTAACCTAAACAATGCAAGTTTATATGAATTGCCTTTAGATTATTACTTAATCAATAAAGTTTTACACTATCCAACTGCAATCTTTAGTGGAACTTCAACCGCTCAACAAGGATATAAATTAATAGATGCTACAGGCGGGTTTGTTTCTCATCCTGTTACATCTACATTTTTACAAAACCCTCCCATTGGAAGTATAGTGGTTAATACTTCATCCAACCCTATCTCACAAGCTTATGTGACTGCTGTTGACAATAATACAACTTTAACATTAAGTGAAGATATTATGGCTAATGGGCAAAACTATGTTATATATAGTGGTAATAATATTACTGATGTAGAAAGGGTAAACCAACAAAAAATTAATTATTTATTAAGTTCTAATTTAACATCACCTACAACACAGTTTCCTGCGTATATTTTAAGCGGGGCTTCCTCTAACCAGCAACCTGGACCAAACTCAAATATAGGAAATACTATTACAGTTTACCCTATTACGATTAAACAGAAGGGTGCGGTTCAAGTTCAATATGTAAGATACCCAGTCGCTCCTAAGTGGACATTTGTTACACTCCAGGGTGGCGAACCTTTATTTGATCAAACCGCAGTTGATTACCAAGACTTTGAATTACCAATTTCTGATCAAAATGGTTTGGTTGCAAAAATATGTCAATATGTTGGCATGGAAATAAGAGAAGGTGATTTATATGAGTTCGGTAAAAACGAAATTGTACAAGACAACCAAATACAAACATAGACCATGGCATATATATCTCAATATACATATTACGAAAACAACGGAACAACTCCTACTGATGCATATCAGGGATCATATCAGTATGTTTCTTTGCAAGATATAGTAAACAATTTTATGTTAATGTATCAAGGAAACCATGAATTGTTAAACAACTTAGAAAGATATCAAGTTTTATTTCATGCAAAAAGAGGCATACAAGAATTAAATTATGATGCAATGAAGGAAATAAAAATCCTTCAATTAACTTTAGATCATAATTTTAGTTACACTTTACCTTCTGATTATGTTAACTGGGTAAGAATATCTCAATATAAAGATGGTGTGCTTTACCCATTATCTGAAAACATTCAAACTAATTGGAGCACCGCTTATCTACAAGATAATAATAGTAACATACTTTTTGATCAAGATGGCAACGCACTTAGACCACAAGATTCGCAGTTAGATTTAAGTAGATCTCAACGATCAATTTATCTAAATCCTAACAGCATATTCAATGGTTGTGAGGGGTATTGTGTAGATGGGTGTTGGTACTTTGATTATCAAGTAGGGTCAAGATTCGGATTGAATACTGAAACTGCAAATCAAAACCCAACATTTAAAATAGATAAACAAGCTGGTAAAATTTATTTTAGTACAGCTGGTGGACATGACTCTATTGTATTAGAATATGTTTCTGATGGGATGGAGAATGGAAACGATGCACTGGTTAGTGTTAATAAATTATTTGAAGAATTTATTTATGCCTATATAAGATATGCTATATTAAACAGTAGAGTTGGGGTGCAAGAATATATAGTCAATCGATTGAGAAAAGATAAATCATCATTACTAAGAAATGCAAAATTAAGATTAAGCAATATACACCCAGGTAGACTTCTTATGAATATGCGAGGGCAGAATAAATGGATAAAGTAATATGGCAAATCAAGATACAGATTTTGTTTCATTTATAAAAGGCCGAATGAATAAGTCTATCGATGAAAGACTTCTTCCAAAAGGTGAGTATGTAGATGCAATGAATGTAAGATTAGGATCAACTGAGACCACAGAAATTGGTGCAGTTGAAAACAGTAAAGGTAATACACAACTTACCACACTTTCTTTTGGCGGAACTACTCTCTCTACAAGTGCAACTTGTATAGGGGCATATGAAGATGGTGCACAAGAAACTATATATTGGTTTGTTCACGATCCTTTTTTTGGTGGGGTTAAGCTAAGTTTAGATTTAATTGTTTCTTTTAATACTGAAAACAGTGTTTTAAGATATCATGTTATTACTTACGATTTATTAAACTTTGATCCTAAATATTTAATTACTGGTGTTAACAAAATTGAAAACCTTTTGTTTTTTACTGATGATAGAAACCCGCCTCGAAGAATTAATGTTAATGAAAACTATGACTTTCCAGTTGGCACTGTTGACCAAATCGAAGAAGAAGATATATCAGTAATATTAAAACCACCTGGTTTTGAAGATGTTGTTGCCACTGGAGATACCCCGCTAACAGTTCCTTCACTGCAACTCATAAATGTGTCGGGTGGAGAAAATTATATAAAAGATAGATTTATAAGTTTTGCTTATAGGTATAGATATAAAAACGGGGAATATAGTGCGACTTCTTTATTTACAAACCCTGCATTTCAACCGGGTAATTTTGCATTTGACACAAGAAATTATGATAATGCTGGAATGGAAAACAACTTTAATGGGGTTAGGGTTACTTTTAGCACTGGTAGTGAAAGAGTGGTTCAAGTAGATTTATTATACAAAGACTCTAACACTAATAGCATTTATGTAATCGAAAGATTTAAGAAAAGTGATTATGGCTGGGCTAACAATCAACACCAAGAATATGTGTTCACTAACAGTAAAATATATTCTGTGTTGGGTTCTGATGAGTTGTTAAGATTATATGACAATGTTCCTTTAATAGCAAAAGCTCAAACCATTATGGGTAATAGGCTTATGTATGGTAACTATAGGGATGGTTTTAATATAACCAATGAAAATGGGCAAGAGATATCTATGACTTTCAACACCAGGCTTTTGTCAGAACCAGTTGATTTTACACCTCTACCCATACCGGTCTTTACAACTGGCATTAATTATACTATTAATCCTTCCTCTACTACTACTGTGCCTAACAGTGTAGTAACATATGATTTAACAGACATTGCAACCAAGCTTAAACGTGGTGCAGAAGTAAGTTTTAGTTTAAGGTTTGAACACAATGCTTTAAACGGAACAAGCGGAAGTGGGTTTCCATGTTATACAGCTAATGCTGCTTTTACTAATCCTGCAACCAACATCGGTGTTTTAATTATATTAACTGCGGACTACTCTTCAGTGTTTGATTTTGTAACAAGCGGAGACTTTGAAAATGCTATAGGTACTGTAGAGGGCACTAATTTTCAACCAATAGCAACTGCGGGTAGTGGTCAATCTTTGACTGATTTTTTTAATGCAGCTTTATCTGTGCCACAACAGAGCTGTTCATTCACCAAAGTGTTAAGTGGCATAAACGATAGCTCGGTACAACAAGGTTTTAAAATTACAGCAAGTAGTGGATCAAATTTAGTTGGACTGCAAATACCTGCTATGAAGTTCCAAAGTCCAGACGGAGCTATTACTACTGATATTTATGAGTACTATTCATTTATTAGGGCAAATGGAAGTTTTACCGCAGATAGTAATAAATCAACTTTGCATAGCAATAGAGATTATGAAACGGGAATAGTATATTTAGATGAATATGCAAGAGCATCAACAGTATTGGTTTGTGAGTATAATACAGTTTTTGTGCCAGTAGAAAATAGTATTACTAAAAATAGAATTCAAGCTACTGTTCAAAACTATGCTCCTTCTTGGGCTAAAAAATATAAGTTTGTAGCGAAGCCAAGCAAGGCTGGG